TGGGGGTTGATGACACCCTGCGGATTCCGTTGGATATGACAAGGTAGTTTTTTGTTCTTTTTCACGACTCTCAATACGCTTAGAAGCAAATATACTAAAAAAAATTGTAATAACACATATTCCCATCAACAAAGAGAATTTTGTATTGTCTAAAGGCTTTGATATGTCATCATTAATCGTTAGGCCAACAATAATTGCGACATAAGTTGCAGCGCTAATTTTTTCTAACCAATCAGCGACACGTTTTAAAACTATCATGTATCACCATTAATTAGGTTATTATGGACAGAAGCGAACGTCAGAACGACCCCATAGAGAGCCAGCGCCTGGCGCAAGAGGGTCATCAGGCCCAAATGTGGACGGCCCTGCCTGGAATCGTGATGGGTTTTGACCCCGTGGCCATGACCGTCAGCGTGCAGCCCGCCGTGCAGGGTAGCGTGCGGGATGAAAACGGCAAGAGCAACAACGTGCAGATGCCCTTGCTGGTGGACGTGCCCGTGGTTTTTGTATGCGGGGGCGGCTTCAGCCTGACCTACCCGATAAAGAAAGGGGACGAGGTCCTTGTGGTGTTTGGCAGCCGCTGCATAGACGGTTGGTGGCAAGGCGGGCAACCAATACCACCGCCCAGCGGGCGCATGCACGATCTTTCGGATGGCATGGCCATCATTGGCCCCAGGTCACAGGCAACCAAATTAGACCCCCCGGTGGACACAGAAAACGTCCAGTTGAGGACAGATGATGGCAAGGCCGCCCTGACCATGAAGCCGGATTATACGATTGAGGCAAAAAACCCGCAAGCAAGCGTGACCCTTACGCCTGCGGGTGCAATCTCGCTGGAGGCGGAAGCCCAGGTGGCCATTAACAGGCAATATTTCCATCGCCTTCAATGCCGCCGCCACCTGCGTGGTCGATGACATCAGCCTGCCTGGGGTTGAGTGATGGCGAATAACGATTACCCCGGCCTTGTAACCAGCCAGCACCAGCAACCACGCTTTACGGCTCTGGTGGCGGTGCTGACGCAACCGCTGGTTGACGCCCAGACGCTGCTGGCATCATTGCCCGCCGCCTTTGACGTAGACACCGCCGTGGGCGTGCAGCTTGATGCCGTGGGCTTGTGGGCTGGCATTACCCGCGTGCTGCGCGTGCCCCTATCGGGCGTTTATTTTGCTTGGGGAGTTGAAGGCGTCGGCTGGGCGCAAGGCATCTGGAAAGGCCCGTATGACCCTGAAAGCGGCCTCACAAGCCTGCCGGATGACGTATTTCGACGACTGATCAAAGCACGCATTGCCGCTAACGCATGGAACGGCTCAATTCCTGGAGCTTACGATGTATGGGAATCCGCGTTTGCGGATACCGGCAGCATCATAATGATACAGGATAACCAGGACATGAGCATGGTTGTGGGCATAGCGGGCATGCGACCAGATGCCGTTACCCAAGCTTTGCTCATGGGCAATTACATACCTCTCAAGCCTGAGGGTGTGCACGTGAGCTGGTATGCCGTTACGCAGGATGGCGGCCCTCTGATGGCCTGGGGATGCCAGGCTGACGGCCTAGCCGGATGGGGGGAAGGCCGTTGGCCCATCGTGCTGCGGCCAACAGTGTAATACCCTGAACAATATCAGGGTGACCAAAGACATCTATCCCCGGTTATACCGGGGACATGGAGGGCATTATGGCCACCACCAAAGACACCGGCGTCACAGTTGATGCTGCCAATGTTATTAATGAGATTTTGCCATTTTGCGCTCAAGGCGTTGATGGTCGCGACCTGCTTTCACAGGCGGACTATGTTGCCGACGCCCAGCGCACAATTGGGCATCAACCGGGCATCGCGCGGCAGGAACTGGCCAACAAACAGGCGAGACAGGTCTCCCATATGGCGGCTGGATTGGCGCAATTTTTGGCGCGGCGCTATGCCGCTGGCGTTAAAGATAATGGTGACCTTGACAACGTTGAAGCGGCCATTGTGGAGGCAGTGTACGCAGTAATCGGGCCAAGTTTGCCCGGCATTGCCACCAACGATCACAACGGCCTGTGCAGGCCAGATGATGTGACTATCCGCATCGCTGATGATGGGAAATTGTCCATGATAACACCCGGCCCCAAGCAAGCACTTATTACTGTCGCGTCGTACTATACCGCAGGCGTGTATAATTGGGTGGTTCCAGATTTTAAGGGTGATGGCAATCCCTGGCCTGGCTTCATACGCATCAAAGGCAGTGGGAGCGCAGGTGGGGCGTCAATTTTGTCTGGCACACGCCAAGGAGGCATGGGCGGTAGCGAGGGGACAACGGTTATGCGCCATGTGCTGTTTGTACCTGGCGAAACACACGTGCTTACAGTGGGATCAGGCGGCGTTCCGGTGAGTGGCGGGAGTGTTACGAATGGCAACAGCACCTCGGTTGGATCAATCACATTTGCGCCTGGCGCAGGTAGCACAAAGGCTCCAACGTCCGACGAGTTGATGATTCCGGGAGCAACAGGCGCTTATGGGCAGTCTAACTACAATGATTCAAATTTGAGCCAAACTTACGGTGCTCCGGGGGCCGGAACGGCTGGTGGTCCTCCGGGAGCCGATGGGAAATACGGCGGTGGCGGTGGCGGTGGACTGTTCAAGTTCCAGGTTTCAACACCATCTCTCGGTGGGCGCGGCGGCGATGGGTTCATCGAAATTTTCAGGATGAATTAATATGCGATATGCACGAATTGAAGACGGGAAGGTTGTCGAGCTGTGTGAGTCCAGCAATTTGGCCATACAGTTCCCTGCTGATTTTGTGGCTCAGTGCGTTGAGTGTGCTGACAGCGTTTGCGTGGGGTGGGAATACCACGACGGCACGTTTATCGCGCCTGTCATTGTCCAGCCTTCGCTTGCCGAGGCGCAAACTTCCAAACGCACGGCGATCAATGCTGGCTTTGACACCGCCATGACAGCAAGCCTGACTATGCCCAGCGCCAGCACACCAGCTAGCGCCTTTGCGGTCTATCAGGCCATTGAAGCCTGGAAGGCGGAAGACCCCGAAGGATATGCCACCCTGCTGGGCATCCACACCGCCCGCCGCGATGAGCTGCTGGCCGCAGTGGATGCCGCCCAAACGACTGACGCCGTGCTGGCCATTGTCGTCAATTACGCCGTATAAGCACGTCATGGGCATTATTAACCAGATCTGCGGCGGTGTTTGCACAGGCCCCGTCAAACCGGGGGATGACGGCCTAACTGTTTACGGCTCCAGCCAACAGCCTACAGAGATCCGGCAACGGGTGTATGATTTTCGGCGTTACCCCAAGGCGGATCAGGACGAGGTTTTGAGCGGTGTTGACGGGGCCGTTGTCCAGCTGTCTGGTGTCGTTATTTTGGGTGGCATCAAGGCCGTGTTGGCTGGTAACGGCGATCACCCCGGCAATGATATCCGAGACGCGCAATGGCTGCTGGAGGATTGCGTCATCATCGGCGCAGGTCGCCGCTGCCCGGAAGCCCAGGACGGCACAACCCTCACCATGCGCAGATGCTGGATACATGATTGGGGGCAGGCCTTTGACGTGCGGGCCTTCGGTGGTTGGGCACATCGGGGCGCGCGGATTATCGCCGAGGACTGCCTGTTTACACAGTCCGAGATTTGGCCCTGGGGCCTGGATATTCTCACGGCAATTAGAGACATTGGCAACCACATCGGGCAGGCAGTCAACGACCACGGCCTTAGTGCGATGCTGTCCCCACGCACCTACATGCGCGGCCCATGCCGAGGCCTAACAGCTGATACGGGCGGCCTGGTGCTGGCAACGCGCTGTTACCGCAATCGGCCCTGGATCAAGATTGACGGATGCAACAACTATATAGATAGAGCCACAGCCCGGCAGATTGTTGCGCAGATTGAGACCGTGTGCCCGGACATGACCGCCCGGCTCTGCCAGCCGCTGACAGGCTTTTTTGACCTCGTCACCATCTGACCACGCTCATTTACAATCGCATAGAGGAGTAAGGAGATTTTACAGTGGCGGGGGCATTGCGCGCCCCCACCGATGCGACGCCGGGAGTGTCGCACCACGGCCCCACGCGGCGCACCAACGCCGTGAGGAGTTTCCGCCTGTCTGTGTCTCTGCGAGACCGGCACAGGGTAGGTGTTTACGCCTTGGGGCGCAACTATTTAAGCTGGATATGCAACACACTCTGGATGATGTGCGCTGCCCACACTGCCGTAAATTGCTGGCGAGGGGGCAAGCGTTGGAGATGGAGTTCAAATGCCCGCGTTGCGGGACCTTTTTTATTCTGCGGGCCATGCGCCCCTGCTCCGAGCCACATGATGGCCAGCGGAGCAATTTCAATGAGTCAAGCCAAATTTGACAACGTAAACCTGTATAACGGCGATGCCCTTGCAATGCTGGCAGAGTTGCCCGATGCCAGTGTAGATGCCGTTTTGACTGACCCGCCTTAT